CTGTTTTATCTTCTGCTAGAGAAACTTTTGCAATTTCTTCTTTTTGTTCTGTGCCTTGCTCTTTTTCATGCTTAGCAACTAACTCTTGTTCAATTTCTTGTGTTGACTTTTCTGTAGCGTCAACAGACTTTACTGATTTAAATTCCATTTTATTATATTTAATTATTACAAAGGTAGTAAAAAACTACTAACCAAATGATTCAAGCCCAAAACCATCTAATGTATCTTCATTAGATTCAAAATTTATAGGCGGTGTATTGTCCTTTCTTTGTTGTATTAAAGCGGACTGTTGCGTTGACTGTTTGTCAAGTCTTCTATCTTTTCTATCTTCTTTTTCTCCTTCTCTTTTACTTAATCCTTGCACCTCAATATCTTTTAATTGCATATTATAGTTAAACTCTTCTTCCATAAGAACTTTTTTAGCATCTACCTCAAACTCTAATTTTCTTATATCTGCGTTAGCTTGAGCCTCTACAAGTTGCATTTTACCTTGAATTATTGCTTGCTCTGTTTGCATTTTTGCTTGAGCTGCTGCTTGTTGTGACCTCATATTTGCATCAGATTGAGCTTGTATTTCTTGCATTTTTTGCTGTTTATCTCGCTCAAACTTTTGTCTACGCTTTAATTTAAGCAACTCATTCCCCATTTTAAGGTTTTTACAGTTACGTATATCTATAGCGTCTTCAAGTTCAATAGCGTTCTTAGATAAAGCTTGTTGTATATTTTGTTCTATTAATTGTTTTTCTTCTTCATCTGGAGATACATCTATAAATATTCCAAATGATGCTAAATATAATTTTTTAATATCATCTAAAATAGATACATTATACTTGCCTATTTGATTTGCAAACTCCTCCTTATCATCAGAGAACTCTAAAATATCTGAAATTCTAAGAGATAAAGCTTCTGCTAATTTTTTAGTTACATGTAAACTTGCGTTTAATATGTGTCTTGTGGCTGTGTTTGAATTTAAAGCTGCTAACTTTTGAACCCCAACAAGAGCGTTTGGGTCTGGTGTAGAGGCATCTCTAGATTCATTGACGCCAGTTACATCTCTTATCATATTTAACCAATGATCATACTGTCTAGTTAAAGCTTGTAGTTTTGATTGACCAGAATTATTATTTAACTCTTGTATTGGAACCCTTGCATTATTAAACTCACCCTCTCCTGTATAACTTCTACCTACAACACTACCTGTAGCAAAATACATATCTATAGCTGCTTGTGCGTTATAAGTACCTCCATTACCTAAATCAACTTCATTAACTCCATCAAGATCTAAAAATATTCCGTCAGGAACCATTTTTTGTTGTATCTGTTGTATTTTTAAGTCAGTCATAGCTATTAAATCAGCATACTTAACCATTCTTTTAACAGTACTATCTATATTGCCTTTATACATTCTTGGAGCTGAAGCTATATAATTAGGCACTGTCCGTTGAAACTCAGACTCTGGCCTTACCATGTTTCTCATTAACTCCCACTTTAGTATTTTATTGGAACCTAATACCATAGCACCGTCATACCATACATCTATTCTTTTTTCAATTCTTTCAAAAAACTCAAACTCACCCTCTGGATTAAAGCTTTCGTCTCTTCTTATCATTCTCTCCCCACCGTTTTCAAGTATTTTCTTTTTATATATAAAATTTTTGTCTGTTTTATAGTTAAAAAATAAAACATTTACTACAGAGTTGTCATATATAGTATCATTAGAAGGTTTATAAATACTATATTCACTAGACCATGTTGTACTTAAATTAGATATTTCTTCTATATCTTGCTGTGTTAAATTTGGGTTTATTTTTTTTAATTCAGTTAAAGGTATTTGTTTTACTTCACCCCAATAAAAACAATCTGATAAATCAAGTTTTTCACTATAAGAATAAACTGTTTCAGCAGGGTCAACATTTTCTATTTTCACCCCTTCATTATACGAATAAGTGTGCTTCATTATACCTATTCCTAAAGTAGTTACATCATAATTAAAAACATCTCTTTTGTTGTTATAATCATTCATGTCAAAAATAGTAGATATAGCTAACTCTTCTGCTATTTCTATAGATGGTTTATATTCCATCTGCATATGAAGCTGTAATTCTTGATCGCTTTGAGGTAGTTTATCTGGATCTGTAGTAAAAGCATCTATACCTAAATTGTCTTTAGCTTCAGTTAAAATATCTTTAGCTAACATATCTTTTTCTAAATTAGCTTGATATGAATTTCTTTTGTCAGCCGACATAGCATCCTCAGCAAAAGCTCTAGGTGTAAATAACCTGTCAGACATACCATTAACTATTATATCCACAAACTTTGGTACAACAGCAGGAGGCTGCCAATTTAGATTTAATTGAGATAAATCACCATTTATCTCCATACCTTTTTTATATTTAGCTACAGATTGTTCTCCTCTAGCGTATAATCTTAAATTATGAAATTCACGTTGTTGATCGTAATATCTACAATTACTACCCTCCCTATTAAACCATTCGTATTGAATAGCTTGACCAACTTGTAAGCCATAGCTCTCAGTTGATTTTTCTGCATCCGTTGAATTAAAATTCGGAAATCCAGAATATGTAACTAAAGGCATTTTTTTATTCATAAACTTTATCTCTTGATTTGACTAATATTTCCAGAGTTGTCATATTTTACAAAGTTAAGCTTTATTTCTGACTTTTTTTTCTGAGGTATTAACTTATGCTTTCTAGTAGCCATAATAGCAAGACCAGAGCTTATAGAGGCATCATATTTAGTTCTATTATTAATGTCAAACCTAGCCCAATCAGCAAGAGTTCTACTAAAAGGCATAGTACCACACTCAGTTGGGTCATCCCTATAAGTACCTTCTAAGTCATAGCCTACATATTGATTAATCCAAGATTGTATAGAGTCAGCGTGAACTTGTTTTACATCTTGAGATGTATTAGGTATACCTCCTAATTCTTTTTCTGACCTTGATAACTTATCATACGATTTATCTGGACGATTAAGAGAATATTTTCTATAACCTCTATTTTTTAAATGATATAAAAGTCTTGGTTTGTTATTTTCAACTAATATTGGCATACCATAAAAAACAATAGCCATAAGAACATCTTCAAAAAAATCTTCAG